TGCGTTTGCCACCTTGGCCGGCAACAGCAGACCCTTGGGCTGATCGACACCGGTGCCGTTGACAAAGGCCTGTGCCTCGGCGCGGATGAACCGGGTTGCGATCTTGTCCGACAGCCAGCCCTCCACGTCAAAGGCCGCATCATCCAACAGACGCTGGCTGGCCTTGGGCATCGCCGACAGGTCATGCAACTTGATCGAGATGCGGTTGATGTTCGGCGTGGCACTCTCGGTCACCGCCGCCACTTCCGACTGCCAGGCCGATCCGACATCGGTGTTGTCCACGATCACGTCATAGGAACCGGCATCGACCTGCACCACATTGGCGATCGAACGCAGCGACGCCGTCGAGCCCAGCATCGACATGATGTTTTCCGACATCTGCGGGTTCAACAGGAAACCGCCGTCCGCCGATACGGCCGTGGACATGGCCTTGCCTTCCAGCGTCAGCCCCCGCAGCGCATCGTCATCGCCGGTGCGCAGATAGGTGGCAATCGCCTTCTTGTGCGACAGGTCAATCTCGGCATGGGCCGACAGTGCGGGGCGGGCATAGGTCATCGTCTTGCGATCCAGCATGTTCAAACGCTCTTCCTGTTGTTGCAATGATTGCTTCACATCGTCTTGAAAGCCCTTGAAGGCATTCACAAATCCAGCCATCGCGGATTTCACTTCCGCACCCGGATGGTGGGCCAGGGGAAAATCTTCCCCGGCCCGAGCCTTTGTCTCGGTCATAACTTGTTCCCTCAGGTTGGTCGTGAAAGGCCGCTTAACGCCCGGCCAAAGATTGCGCGGCGTCGTCAAAGACCGCCGCCAACTCGCGCCAGAAATCGGCGTCCGGGCTATCGCCCTTGGCCGAAACCCGCGCTTCGGGAAGCATCGGAAAGGTCACCAAAGACACCTCCCAAAGCTCCAGCTCCGACAACAGGCGCTGCCCCTTGCCATCGCGTTCCGCCTTGACGGTCCGGTAGCCGATCGACAATCCGTCAATAGCCCCCGCCGCCAGCAATGCCGCCGCCTCGCGGCCCTTCTCCACCTCGGTCAGGATGCGCCCCTTGACAAACAGGCCCGTGGCGTCCTCGCGCACCTCGTCCCACACGCCAATTGGCTGGGCCGGGGCATGCTGCCACAGCATCTTGACCGCCCGCCCGCCTGCCGCCAACCGCGCCAGACTGGCACCATAGGCGCCCTTCTGCACCGTATCCCCGCCCTGGTCGCGCAGGCCGAACAGGCTGGCATAGCCTGACACCAGCGTCCCGCCCTCCACCACCAGCCCCGCTTCCGGCTGGTGATATTTGCGCTCCGGAGCGCCTTCCATCTTCCACTGCATCTTGCCCCTCACTTTGTTGCCGCCGCGATGATTGCCTGGGCCATCTGCGACAGCAAAAACGCCGCGACCCCGTAAACGCCCAGCCAGATGCGCTTTTCCAACCGCTCCAGCGCCTCGTCGATCAGTTCCAGCCGGTAATCCAGCGCCGCCCAACGCTCTTCGGCCACACGCTCATTCGCCTCGATCCGCGCCGCTGCCGGATCGAAACTGTCGTATAAAAAGCGTGACCCTTCAGGCGACCGTCGCGGCGTCATGCGCCCGTGGACATGGGCGGCAGACCCAGCAGAACCCGCTTTTCATTTGCCGTCAGGAAATCCGCCGCCCCGACCCGCGCCCATTGCTGGTCGCGCTCGATCGCCAATGCGGGGATCTGGTCCAGGTCCGGCCGCAATTCGACCGGTTCCCCCGAAAACCGCGACAGCCAGGCCGACAGCCCCGCCGTCACCCGCGCCGCCAGAGGCAGCACGGTCAGCCGGAAAAACGCCCGGTTCGCCTCCTGATAATTGGCATAGGTCGCGTCGCCGGGGATGCCGATCAGCATGGGCGGCACGCCAAAGGCAATCGCAATCTCCCGCGCCGCCGCCTGTTTGGTCTCATGGAACTCCATGTCGCTGGGGCTGAACCCCATCGGTTTCCAGTCCAGACCGCCCTCCAGCAACATGGGCCGCCCGGCATTGCGCGCCCCCTGATGATGCATCTCCATCTCGCTCACCAGCCGGTCATACTGATCCGCCGTCAGCGACCCTTGCCCGTCCGCGCCCTTGTAAACCATTGCCCCCGAAGGCCGCGCGGCATTGTCCAGCAGCGCCTTCGACCACGACGCCGCCGACCCATGCACATCAATCGCCACCGCCGCCGCCTGCATCGGCGACAGGCCGTAATGGTCGTCCTGCGGGTGGAATGATTTCAGATGGCAGATCGGCGCATACTCCTCGCTCACCGCAAACCGGTGCGTCCGCCCCCCCACGACATAATCGTATGCCACCGGCCAGCCATCCGCCCCCGGCACCACATTCATGCGGTCCGACCGCAGCACATGCAACTCACCCGGCAACCTCTGCGCCCCCGGCACCGCCTCGATATAGGCATTGCCGGTCAGCAGCAGGTTGCCATAAATCGCCTCCAGCAGTTCCGCCTTGCCCTGTGCGCCATTGGGTTCCCGCAACAGGTCCAGCAGCGGATGCAGGTCATAGCGCGTGTTCTGATCCTGCAGGATCAACGGCAACGCCGCCGCCGATTCGGCAATCACCTTCACCGCCCGAAACCCGATCGGATTGCCGATGAACCCGGTCTTTATCAGGGATGACGCATCGCGCGGGCTCCACGCCACCCGCCCCGACGATCCCCAGGCCACCACACGGCCCGTGGCACTGGCCTTCTTTTCAACAGCCATATTCGGCGGCCCCGCCTCTGGCGTGCGCCGCAGGAAATCAAAGACCATCCGCCAACTCCTGTTCTCGTGGGGCCATAGCCCATCCAGCCGCTGCCCTGACGGGCCGCAGCACACTCCACCAGGCCGGACCCGAAAGCCCGACCCTTCATCTTTTCATAAGTATCCCCGCCGGAGGCTCGACCGCCTCGGCAAGACCCGCCCTCACAGGCTCCGCACCTGCGGCCGCCGGTGCTTTTCCGACGGCTCGATCACCAGATCGGTCAGCGCCCAGACCAGCGCGTCCAACCTGTCCGGCGACCCCTTGCCCTGATAGCCTTGGTTGGTCATCTGGCACATCTGCTCCTCCAGCCTGCGCAACCCCGCCACATGCGACACCCGGCCCTGCTCATACAGCGCCGCCACCGGCTCGGCCCGCACCATCTTGCCGCGTGACGCGCGGACGGCGCGGTAGGGCACCAGGGGGTCAATCTGTCGGATCAACCGCTCGACCAGATCACCGCCCTGGTTGACCTCCGCCACCAACCGGTCCGCCTTGTGCCGGTCCATCGCCGCAATCGCCGCCCGCGCCCATTGTTCGGGGCTTGCGCCGGTCACCGATGCATCCTCCAACACCACCGCCCGCCAATCCTGCGGCGGCCCCTCGGTAAAGGCACCAACCACCACGATCCCGCATTCGTCGCTGCCCTTGTGGCCCGTCACCGGCGGATCGACCGCCACCACGATCCGCGTCAGATGCGGCACCGTGGCAACCCGCGTGGCATCAAACCCCGCCGCCTTCCACATCGCACCCTCGATATCCTCCAGCAACAACCCCTCCAGCTCCTGCTTGCCCTTCGTGGTCCCGGCATAACGCGCCTCGACCTCCTCCAGGAACGAGGCCGCCAGATAAGCCCGGTTCGCCGCCGTCGGGGCATGGGTCTTGACCGTGGACGGGTTCTTCAACACCGCCTTCAACACGCCCACATTCTGCGGGGTCGTGGTGACGACCTGCCGCGGATTGTCGCCCAACCGCAATGCGAACTGCAACTGGTCCCAGGTCTCCTGCCCCTTCTTCCACTTGGCCAACTCATCCACCCAGGCCGCATCAAACTGCGGCCCCCGCAGACTGTCCGGCTCATGCGCCGAGAAAACCTGCGCCACAGCCCCGTTCGGCCACAGCAACTGCTTGCGCCCCGCCTGCCATTCCGGGCGGCGATCAGGCGGCGAACAGGCAAGGATGCCGCTGTCGCCAAAAATCATCACCTCGCGAACCTGATCGACCGTCTCGCCCACCAGCGCCACCCGCCTCGCCATCCCCGGATCGCCCGGGCCGGCACCCTCGACCTGCGCCCTGACCCATTCGGCCCCGGCCCGCGTCTTGCCCGCGCCGCGCCCCCCCATGATGACCCAGGTTTTCCAGGCCCCCTCGGGCGGCAACTGGTGCGGCAACGCCCAGAACTCGAACATCCACGGCAGCGACAACAGCGCGTTGTCGCTCAATCCCCCCAGAAACTCGTCAACTTCCCCCTGCGTCGCGGAGGCGAGCCAACCTGCGCCCGATCTCATCCCGCGCGGCGTGAAAGTCGAGGCTGGTGGCTCCGACAGTCCCGGTAACCTGTTTGCAGAGTCTTTCAACATCGCGTTTCCCTATTACCACGACCTCCAACGCCCGTTGCAGCCCCTTGACCGCCTCGGGCGTTGCACTGGCTTCTTGAAAGTTACCGTCCTTGATCCTGTTGATCAGCCGCGCCAGATGCTCTGCCGCTTCCACCAACGCCGTTTCCGTCGTGGCCAGTACATCCACTGGCGCTTCGTCCCCGGCGGAGAAATTGATGCTCATTCCTGCCCAACCCGCCCCTCTTGCTGTGACCCCGGAAAAGACAAAGCGGCCCCGGGGTCTCCCCCGTGCCGCTTGGCCCACCTCTTCCAGCATGTCACAATCCATACGTTGGACCGGACGCAAAGTCAAACGAAAAATAGAACGGTATCA